GGACAGACTGACCAAGCTGGAACTGTGGGCGACTGAACACGGCTACGACGCGGCCGGAACCGCGCAGGAGTAAACATGAGCCAGACCACCGAAGCACAGACCACGCCGCCCACATCGGAAGAAGTCATCGGCAAGGTCAATGAAAGCATCGCCGCTTTGCAGGAGGCGCAGAAGACCGTTGTGGAAGGGGCGCAGCTGCTGGCCGAACATGTGAATGACCCCAATGCCCATGGTGCGGCCATCCCGGAAGTAGTGGCCCAGCAGATGCCCACCCCCGTCATGGAAGGGACAAGCCTGAAATGGCAGAAAAGGGACGGGACGATCGTCGCCGGCCCCGTGGACCTGAAGGGAGAACAAGGGGAAACAGGTCCAAAAGGCAATACCGGTGCCACCGGTCCGCAAGGTCCCGAAGGACCACAGGGACCGGAAGGACCGCAGGGCCCCAAGGGGGATACCGGCGCCACCGGCCCGCAGGGTCCGCAAGGGAAACAGGGCGCCCAGGGCGTCCAGGGCCCAAAAGGCCCCGCCGGTCCGCAAGGCCCCAAGGGCGACAC